CTAATTCTTGAACCATTCCGGCTCCCCTACGTTGTAATCCTTCAGCCACTTCGCGAAGATGCTGGTCATATACCAGTTGCCCTTGAGCACCTTGAAATAGTTCTCACCGAGCGTGAGTATTTCCGTCTGCTCTTCCGGGCGCAGCAGGATCAGCAGAAGCAGCTGCGAGCGGATGCCATCCTTCTTGATCTTGGTCAGCTCCTGCTTTATCAAACCGAGGTCCTTGTCCTCCTCGCGCTCCTTCTTCTTGTCGAAGCGCTCAATGAGGAACTTTATGAACAGGAGCAGATTGCCGCCTCCGAGAACAGCGATCAAAACATCCTGATTCATGACTTCACCTCCTTCAATCGCACAAGCATCCTTACCGGGCGCTTGTTGAAGTAGGTCGACACCCACGCCATGCTGTTGACGTGCCCGCCGGTCGCATAAATGTGCTGGCCTTTGGTGTTTTTGCCCATATAGACCATGATGTGACCTCTGCCGCCCGTGTATGCTATGATGTCGCCCTTCTTGATCTTGCCGCTTTTGGCAAGCTCGATGACTGACTTGTTCGGATACTGGAGGTCGAATATCTCCGTGTGCTTCTTCACATAGTCTGCCTGCGGTCCGTTTATCTTGCCTGTCTTGAGGTCAAGGTAGAACCACCAGCCGTTCTTGAATACGCCCATCCTCTGCAGTGCCACCATCGGCAGGGCGATGCAAGTCTTCTTGATCTTGCTGTTCGCCACAGTCGGCGGATTCACCCACTTGTAGACGGCCTTCTTCGACCACTCGCTCTGCTCTTTCAGCGCCTCGATGAACTGCTCCACAATGCTCGGCTTGGCATCCGGCTTGTGCGTCTCAGTGTGCATCGCGTTGCCCATGAACGCGGCGGTCCTGTAGAGCCCATCGGAGTCTCTCATATAAGCTCCGTAGGTGAATTGGTGGTTATCCTGCTGCTCGATCCAGCTGAGCGCCTTGACGCGGTTGTCCGTGGTATCAGTCACGCCCTTCATGTAGAAGTCTGCGGCATAGCCTTTCAGGTGTCCGCTGTTCGGCACTCCTCCGACCGCCGTGTTCTCAGCCTTGCATCTCAGCCCGCATGTGATGGTCATCGGCTTGCCGTAATGGTCACGTATCTTCTGCAGATGCTTCAGCTCCACCCTTTTCATGTATGACGGATATCCGCTGCAGCGCCCACAGGTGCACTTGAACTCTTCCGGGCTGAAGTTCTTCGTATAGGTGCGGACATTGTACCAGTGCCTAAGAGCGCGGTCTGTCGTCTTGTTGTACTTGCCCGTGATCCGCTTTGCGTCCTTGAAGGCTGTACGCTGGAACTTCTTGATGTTCGTTGCGTTGTAGCTACCGAGACCGAGCGCCGTGAAGCGCTTCTGTCTCTGCTTCTTAGTTAGAAGAGCCATTCACTCGTCCTCCTCTTCCTCCTCATCGTCATCGTCATTATTGTCTGCCGGCAGCTCGTCTATTTTCATGTGCTGTTTGAATAACTGGTGAAACCCTACTGCCGCAAGTCCAGAAACCATACCCTTGACGACACCTTCGTAATCAACACCAAACAGTATTAGACCACTAAGTGCTCCGATAAAGCACAGAATCGTAGGAATCCACTTATCGTCTGTCGGCATCCATCTCTTCATTACGAAGCCGATGCAGAGGCATGCAGCTGTGATGATCGGCATTATCATTCCGTCAATAAAATCAATGTCCATTTTTGTTTCCTTTCTACGCTATGCGTACTGCTTTAAGATTTCCATAAGGACTATCGCACGACTGAGCGGATTTCGCTCTTAAATAAAAAGTTGTGTTTGCAGTAATGGTTACGATTCTCATCGTTCTCGCTATGGCGTGTGTACCAGCCGCTACATAAACCATTCCGCTTCCTTCGTCAGCATCTGCCGTACCCGTGCTTGTCGGCGTAATTAAGACTCTTCTTGTTCCAGCTGCTATAGATGAGCCATTATATGAGCCGTTGAATGAGTTATATCCAGTTATCACCCATGTGCCTGGGGTTAACGCAACAGACGCTACAGTGCTATACGATGTGCCTACAGTCCCGGCTCCAGATGCCCTTGTGCCGTTTACTACGGTGCCTATTGCCGAAACATGACCTTGAGATATAAATCCGTCCGAAGCAGTTACCGTTCCTGTTACGGAAGTATCATCGTTTATACTTACTCCGTTTTTGCTGACTATCGAAACGCCGTTACCCTCAAGATACGTTCTGCCCAGCTCGTTGTCATACGGTCCCCAGCCGATGACAAGCGCATTGTTATCGTTCAAGGATACAAGCGAATTGAAATCCCCATTCGTATCGTATCCGGCAAGCGACGTATTGTTGAACAGACGGATGCTGTTGAAGAACTTAGCCGCCATACCACACTCGAACATCGCCTCTGCGGAGACTCTCCCGAATGCTATGCCTGTGCCATCATCATTTATGTCAATGATGAAATAGACGCGAGATATATATGTTGTTCTCGTTACATCAGCATGCGAGTCCCCACCTGTCTGCGATGCGATCTTTATCAATGCCTGAACATCGTAGTAGCCAGTGACAGAAACTGCGGGACTTGTGATATATGCATCCACAAGACCATCCGTGCCCGTGACGGTGGTGTATGTATAGGAAGACGCTGAGCGTAATTTCAGCCCAACCTTAAAGGTCATTCCGAGCGTGTTCCCATCCTCGATAGCATCGGTGTAGTTGAACTTTACATGTGCTACCGTGCCCTCTTCGTCATCCTCAACATAGGCGCTTGTATCAGCATCCCATCTCGCTCTCGATGCGGTAAGGTTGCTTATTGTCGGTGCGACGTATGTTGATTCCCAGATCGCATAGAAATTAATCGTTACGCCATCGGACACACCATTGCCGTTGTATGACGAGCCAGCCTCACGGATCTGCGTACTGCCCGTACTTGATGTGCTCCACCCCTTGAATACATATCCCACTCGAGTGAATGGATTCCCCGGAAGTGTTACAGCCTCGTTGTGCCATTTTGTTATGTCCGATGGTGCTGTTCCAGTACCGCCATTCGCATTGAATTTCAGAGTGTAGCGGTTCTTTCTTGGGATGCTGAACGATTGTGCCTTGTATGACGAGTTTGATGCCGTGGCCTCATCTGCCCAGGCTCCGCTTTTTAGCGAGTGTGTTAACATCCAACTAAAGTCGCTCATGATGCGGATAGTTTTGGATGTCGCCCCCGTCTTTGATTTTTCGTAAGTATAGGTCTTGGTCAGAAGTTGCTTTGACGAACCTTTAGAAAGAGAAAATGGCGGGTTTATGCTTGCCGACCCAAAGTCCCCTGCAGGGTCATCGGAATAAGCCGCATCATATATCTCGACTTTGCCTCTGAATTGGCTCCCGCTTTCGAGCGATATGGCGTTGCTCGTTGCCCTTATTCCGACTTTGCATGATATGCTGTATGTATCGCCAGTCTCTGATGTCTCATAAGTCAGATATACTTGCTCAGCAGAATCAATTTCGAGAAGCCCGCCTCCATATGGATTGACATTGCCGTATACTGTTGTTGCCATAATCACTCCTAACTGATGAGCTTCAGCGACAGATGCCCATTCGACCGCATTACCCAGCCAATCTGACCGACCACATCGCCTGTTGAAGCATCGACCGTCTGCATGTAAAGATTCGTGGCTACAATATCAGAGCCTTGGAATCTTTGGTTATCAAGATATGCTACCTCGTTGCCATCATTGTTGAGCGACAGTTTAGTAGGCGTTATCGTTACATTGTTCTCGTTTTCCTTGCCGATGCGTGCGAGACTCGATGAGAACTCCGAGACCACCGCCTGTGTGGAACTCTCAACTATTCTCATGCCATCACCGTCTATGTCAGTCCTGTAGCCCGTCTCAACACCAAGAACATGCGAACCGTTCGTATCGTGCCAGAAATAGTTTTTCTGCTCATCTATGTCGCCCTGCGCCGCCTCTGCCGCCGCTTGTGCTACCGATGCCGCTATGCCAGCAGTATTTGCTGAATCTACAGCATTCTGCGCATCTCTCTGTGCGGAGAGAGCATAGTTTTCAGCTTCATCAGCCGCTATGTGCGCCCGCTCTGCATCAGCCTGCGCGTTGTTTGCCGCTTCAAATGCTGCCGCTGCGGCGGTGTTCGCATCATTCGCCACCTGTTCAACATTCCGAACTCTAACGACTCCAGCAGACGGATTTGAATAGTTACCAGCTATGTACAGCCTGTTGTTGCGCCACTCGACCGTGACCGTGTCGCCTGGCTTTACCTCTGCAGACGTGGACGCTGTTGGAGTCTCCCTATCACTTCCGGCAAGATATACCCAAACAACGCCCTCGTTATCTACCCGGGAGACTGTAGCGCTGTACGTTCTCGTCGTATCGACTGGCTCATCCTTTATCGCTTTTATGAAGTCCTGTACAACGTTTCCGTCTACCATAAAGAAACCTCCCTTGATGCCCTTTCGCTCACCGTAATGCCCCGACCACAGCTGATTGACTGCGATTCGACACGCAGGTCGCCCATCAGCCCGTCTATCGATGCCCGTACCAGCGAGTACGGATAAACATCCGGGGCATACTCCCTTTTGTATGAGCGCTCATCTTTCAGGATACTCGCCTTTTTCAACATTCTGTTGGCATACTCTGCATGCGTCTCACTGTTGACAGGCGTAGGCGAAGTATTGACAGAATCCACATAATAACCTCTGCTTACAGACGATACCGGGCTGTCCGGATCATCATTAATGGCTATCGTTACATTGAGGCCGTCCATGACTATGTAACGGTTCGGTATTTCGCTTGTGTCCGCGGAGAAGTCGATTTTGTTCAAAAGGATTCCCTTTCGCGCATTATCTATCGTAAGCGATGGCGAATAAGGTTTCGGACATATGTGGACGATCCCCCTGCCATCTATCTGGATCACAAACTCTCCGGCATCAAGAACGGCCCACGCCGCCTCGAGGACAGAGGACCCAAACTCATGCACTAAATGCTCGTTCAAGGTGAATGAGCCCTCGACAACCACCGGGGCGTTTATCGCTTCACGCAGCAGCTCGGCTGCATACTGTGCACCATCCACTCCTGCCGGCGCGTACTGGCCTGTCACTATCGTTGTTGTTGACGCAGGGTGCAAAACAGAAAAGCCATCTACTTCGTGGACAGTTCTTCCGTAGTCCACCTCGCCACCTTCTGTCCCGAAAAGAAGAGTGGCGATATCGACTCGTTCAACATCGCCACCCTGCTGGGCTGTCATTACTATCCGGTAGTAGCCGGTTTCAAAATCCCCGGTCACCTTCAGACTCCCGGACTCTATAAGGTCGCCATCGGCCGTCCTTGTAACATCTGCGCTGTCAACGCTGGTCAGCTTTTCAGCATCTGCCCAAGTCTTGCGATTTACCCGGAATATTCTCCATGTTGCTGAATAAGGCTGGCTCCAGTTCATGCTTCTTCCTCTTCCTCAAAAGTAAACGGTATCGGCAACTTGAACTCTCCAGTCAGTCCGATCTCAATCGCGTCCAATGCGATTTGAGTTATAGCCGCATTGTTTTTAGACAGATCCTTGACGTCGACATTCGCTTCGAATGCGCTCCCGTCAGGCAATCTCACGAATACCGGCCCTGAATATCTGGCAAGAAGCCTCGCCTTTTCGATTTCTTCCGGCTGTGCAAGGCTTATAACGTTCGAGTTGAATGAAGATTTTCTCTCCACTTTCTGGTTCCAATACCCGCCTACAGAGCCGTCCATATGGTAGCGTGCCTCAAAGTCTTTCGCGTAGCTGTCTCCCATTGTCAAATCGTAAGGCAGCTCGAGGAACCCGTCTGCCCAGTCAAGCCTTATCGCCTTGTTCGGCGCCGTATATTCGATATCCGTGAACGCCACATCTCCATCAACAGAGCGCAGCGCGATCCTGTAATACAGCGTCAGGTCTGTCCCGAACGGCGCATACTCATCAATGGCTGTGTAGTCAAGCGGAAAGCCCTCGCCTATCAAGCTCGGTTTGCTGACGTCCATTCTGTAAATGTCATAGACATCCGTTTCAGCTGCGTTCTCCGGTGCCGTGAGCACTATCTCTGCAACGCCATCCGTGACCGTGACCGTTGCCTCCGGCTCGGGTGCCTGATGGGCCCACTCTACTCCGAATTCGGCAGCCATCTCGTCTGATCTCAGTTTTGTAGCCCTGTCCTCTGCCATGACGGACAAGGTGTAATTACACAGATCCCAGAACTCGAGACCGCCCGGAACAGTGACCTCCGCAGAATAGACGCCATTCGACAGCGTCCATTCAGGTTCGTACACATCGCTGTGAATGGTGTCGCCCGCCGTCTGCCTCATTATTCCCTGCGGGAACTGACTCGATGCGCCCTGGCTTGCTATGATCACGATCAGGTCGCACTCCTTGTCTGCCGTTGCCGTAAAGCTGAACGGCTGTGCTGTGAGATTTGATACACCCAGCGACAGCGTAGGCGGCTCCACGATAGTGACGGCAAGGTCGTCACTCGAGACGAATCCGCTGCCTGTAGACGCCTCGACATGGAATGTCAGCGAATTGCTGACCGCCCATGCCGCAAGCGTTTCTGCACTTATCTGTGTAGAGCCGATGCTGCCCTCACCGCCGGCTATCTGCGTTCCGTTTGAATCGACAATGCGCCATGCTGTCTGCAGTCCGCCCGAGAGCGTCCATCTTACCGTCAGAGGGCTCCCGAGCGCTACATATCGCTCGCATGTCGCCACCACCGAGGCCGGCACCTCGTTTGGGATAACCGTAGCAGTATCCGAATAACGCGAGTATGTTGTACCGCCCTCGCTCTCGAGATACCTTCTCGCCCTGACATAATACTTGACGCCTTCGTCAAGATTCTTGATCGTGACCTCTGCGCTGCCTGTATAAGTTACGCCGCCCGATGTCGTTGAACCATCCGACCAAGTGAACTCGAATTTCGCTGGCTCCTCGGTCGACTTCCAAGCATCTTCCTGATCCGACCACGTCAGCTCTGTACCTGTCGATGCTGGTGTGCCGTCATTCCATCCGAGCGATACGACTGCAGAAGTCCCGTCCGTGCCTGTTTCCACAGAGAGCACTTTGATGCGGTCATCAGCAGATGTTGCCGCCGGAGTCTCAAGTGCCGTTACCCTAAGCGGCTTCGAATACTGGCAAAGCACAGCCTCATACAGATGCCATGTCTTTACTCGCACCCATGTGTACTTGCCCGCATCCGGCACCAGCCCCGTAAGAGACATAGTCAAGCCTGTGCACTTGCTGTCATCTACTATGCCCGCATCCGACCATTGAGGCTGTGCCGCATCTATCTCCGCCTCGGTCGCATATGTGACATTTGCCAGATATTCCAGCTTCACGCCGTCAACAGGATGCTTTGCCGTGCTGTTCGTACTGACGCTGACATTCAATGTGCCCGTGCTGTCCTTCCTGGACACCCGTGGATTGCTTATGGACGCTTTTGCGGGATAACTTACATAGCAAGTCTTTTCCGCCCAGTCGGATGCCCCTGCATAGCCCCTTGTCCTAGCCCTGAACTTGACGGAGATGTACTGCGTGTTCTTGTTGTTGACAAGGTTCTGATAATCTATCGCATCATACTCTCTTGTCAGCGACAGGTCCTGTGTAGTGCCTGACGCTGCGATACGTTCGACAGACTCCTGCCTGCCTTTTACGACTACCTGCCACTCGGTATCCTCGCGCTCCTGATAGTCCTCGCCGGCATTCGATGTAATAGTCGCCGACACCTTTCCGTTCCCGGTATTGAACGCCGGGGCCGATATGGCCGGTTTTCTCGGGGCCGTGAACTTTCTCGTTTCCGTTGCGCTCGGACCATCGCCCTCGCTGTTGTACGGCGTGACTGTCACCGAGACTCCGGTCAGTTTGCTGGGCGTATATGGATAGAACGATTGTCTGGTATATCTTCTGGAGATGCCCACGCCACCGTCTCCGACAAGAGCCGTGAAATCATTGAGATTGATGGTCGACTCTTCCTTTGTGACGGCTATGCTTTTGTTCACGACAGGGTCCGGATTGAGGTGGGTAGCAAGAAGCCGCCACTTGATCCTGAGTCCTGTTGCGCGCCTGGCATTAGTGTCTTTTTTCAGATCGCTCGGCACGCTCCAGGTCGCAGTCATCTTATGATTACCTGACTGTCTTTTCGGTGCGGCCAGTTTTTTTACAGCCAGCTTTGGCTTTCCCTTTATTGTTACCGCCATCAGATCACTCCCGCCATCTTATACCTCTGCACGCCTCGTGCGATGTCCCGAAGCATATCGTTTGCATCATCTGATGCGTTGTAGTTGAGATTGATGATTATGTCTCCGTTGTTGCCGTTGGTTGCTTCTCTTATATCCTTCATTAGATTTGTCCGTCCATACAGCATCTCGTCTCCGGCCTCACCCGCCACTTTCTGTTCAAAGATAGTCGGCCTTGTGAACATATATGGCTGTGACATAGCTTTTGCAAATTCCTGAGTCCTGACGCTCATGTTTGTTGACGCCCCACCATCGCCGTTCTTGCTGACGCTGACGCTTGGCAGCTCCACCTTGCCACTGAACAGCTTTCCGAGGCTGAACGGGAACATTCCCTTGATTTTCTCAATTATTCCCTTGATGATATCTACTACGCTGTCAAACTTCTCGCGGATCCCGGTCTTCATCGATTCGAACACCTTTAGAGCAGCCTTCTTGGCTGCAGTGAAGCCTCCGTGGATCAGTTCCTTGACAACATTCACGATATCTTTGATGAGATTCTTTATTCCAGCAGCCGCGCTTTTTATGCCCTTGCCTATTCCTTCTATCAGAGTCTTGCCGAGCTTCAGCCACTGTATTGCCATGAAGACATCCCATATGGCAGCTATAATCTTTGGCAGATTTGCTATGATTACCGGGATCGCCTTGATCAGGCCGGCAACCAGGTTCTTTATAATGCTGACTCCGGTTGCGAGGATCTTTGGCGCGTTGTCATTGATAACGCCTGCAAAATTGGATATGATCGTCGGCACAGTCTCAACTATAGTCGGTATGTTCTTGATGATGCCTGTTGCTATGTTCTTTATGAGCTCCAATCCGGCATCTGCCAGCTCTCCTGCCTTCGATCGTATGTTGCCGGAGAATTCCATCAGGTTCTGAAGAGCCGACTTTAGCATCTGCGGGAATTTGGTCTTTACCGTATCCGCTGCAGATTTCAGAGCATTAGTCAGTTCCGGTACCAATGTGTCTATTGCTGTTGAAACAACTCCCGGCAGACCTTGCAATATGTTACCAATGGCCGGGATCAGGTTGCCTGCGGCTGTGACAGCCGTTTCTACCAGATTATTCATTGCCGGTCCTACATTCTCGCCAAGTACCAGATTGCCCATCAGATCCTGAGCTGCGGCCTTCATCGCGCCAAGGGATCCCGAAAGAGTCTCTTCAGATTCCTTTGCAAAGTTATTTTCATACTGCGATGTCCTTTCCATGAACATCTGCATGGCAAGCTCGGCCTTCTGTGCATTATCTGCAGTATTCCAATCGAAGTTGAGCCCTTTTTCGAGCGCATATGCCTGAAGTGTCGTAGCATTCATGGCGACGCCCAGGTTATCCATCATCGTGAAGTTGCCTTTGGCAGCTCCTGCGATCGACTCCATTGCCATCGATGTATCGATGCCCATGACTGAAGCCACATCTGCCGCACGCTGCATGGCGTCTTCGGTCATCTGCAGTGCTTTTGTCTGCTCTACTCCAGAGCCCTGGAACAGCGATCCCATTTTATTCGCCGTTGCCATATAGTCCGAAGCAGAAAGGCCCATATTCTTATACGCCTGAGTCGCAGCAGTCTGTATTTTGCTTGCATAATCTCCAAATACAGCTTCTGTACCGCCTAGGTTCTGCTGCAGTTCTGCACCGAAATCCAGTGTCTTCTTAAACGCAGCGCCAATGCCCGCGCCAGCTAAGACCTTTTTCAATGTCCCTGCGAACTTGTTGCCTGAGCTTTCTCCAGCCGTCTTCGCAGCAGGGTCGAACATCTTTATAAGGTTGCCTTCCAGATCCCGTGCAGACGGAACTACTTCGACCCATGCTTTCCCTAATTCTGTTCCGGCCATGTTCTATACCTCCTCGAGGGAGACGCCCGCTATGATCCGGGCTTTCTCTTTTTCAAATTCATCGCTATTGCTGAACACTTTGAACTCCTGCCTCTTGTTCTTTTTGTCAGCAATCAAAAATCTCGGCGCGATCCGTTTGTCGCTTTCCGAGCTCCACATATCTATGATCGTGGCCAGCAGCACGATATCCCACGGTGCTATCAGACCCTCTCTTTTCAGTCTTATCCGAGAATTCACACCCAGCCCGGAAGCAAGCACTGCAAGCAGCGGCACCGGGATTTCCCTTATATCGAATATGCGGTAGGTCTCCGCCATATCACATATAAAGGCATCCCGGTCAAGCGCAAGCATCCGCGCCAGGTCGATCAGTTTTTTGTTTCTTTGTCCTCGTCAGAAAGGAACATATCATTGAAGTCGCGCCACATAAGCTCTGATACGACCTCTCCTTTTTCGTTCCTGTTTGTGTTCTTCCATTCAGCTATCTGTTTTCTGGTGAACATGGCACGGACTACGGCATGCATATCTCTCGCAAGGATCACTGTATCCTGTGCTGTGATCTTATCTTCCGGGATATCTCCAAGTTCCATTATCTCTGTGAGCCAGTCCATTACCTCCCAGTCAGCCAGCTTTTCATTCTCATATTCATACTTGAAGCCGTTCTGCGTGACGCCTTTTACGATCATTATTTCCTCCCTTCAGCGATCACCCGGGCACAGCGTACCCGGGTGATAACGATACTTTAGTTTGACGTGCCTGATGCAGGTTTCTGGATATATGTCTTATGATTGAATCCGGCAGTCGAATCGAGGAGCGCCGTTACGGTAAGGTCATAGCCTACCACTTCGTTTCTCCTGTAAACTACTTCACCGATCTCGGATACCTTGCCATCAGGAATGACTATCCTCTGGTATACTCCGTCGCGCATTATGGTCTCAAATACCCATACTGCCTCTTCAGCTTCGCTGCCGTCTACAACGACCGCGATACCGTCTGCAAGTGCTCCGCTCACCTTGGCATCGCCGTAAACAGCCTTGAGCACATCTGTATCCAGTGCGTCTATCAGTTTGAACTGGAACCTATCAGTTGTCTCAGTCTGTACAGTTAGTACCACTGAGCCTCCCATTTCCCTGATTTCTTCGCTTGTGCGCTCATAGTTGTTTGTGAAGCCGTCTTCACTGAGATAGCCCAGAGTCTTGTAGGCAGCTGCAAGAGCTGTAGTTGCATCCGTCGGCAGAGTCGTTCCTGATGGCGCTCTGTACACTACACCGGCTACTCTTGGTTTGGCGGCTGTTACAGTTTTTGGCATTTTTCTGTCCTCCTAGTAATGTGTGATGTCAAACACCGCCTGATAGCGGTGCTGCTTCTTTGCAATATTTGAAAAGTTGTAATCGGAAATGAGGTCACAGCCTGCGATCTCATCGAGCGTTTCGATGCCCTCCATAGCCAGCTTGAGCTCCTCGTTCAGGTTGGCAGCATGCAGTTTGCTCGGTCCGTATGACTGTATCGCGATGGTAGACGTACACAGCCAGTTGTCGGTGCTGCTCCCGGTCTTATCTACAACGAAGTATTCTTCAGGCGGATCGTTCGGAACTTCCGCATATACATGCCCGGTCCCAAGAGAAGTCATTAGATAATTTATTATCACTGCTTCGATGTTCATTTCCTCACCGCCTTCAGTAATGTGTTGTTGTCGAGGTTGTCCTGAGCTGCTTCCTCTGTATCTGTCTCGACAAACGCCACCACCCTGGTCCTGCCGTACTTGACAGTGTAGCCGTCGCCGGCATTCTTCTGTATGCCTGCCGCATTCGTTTCTACCGCGCTGCGCATCTCAGGGCTTTTCAGCAGCCTTCCCACTCCAGAACGATTGAGTTCGAATCTTACTCTAGACATAACGCTCCACCTGCACTTTTCTGTTCCACTGAAGCGGGATCATGTCCTCGATCCCTTCAGTCACAAAGCCAACGACCTGCCAGTCCTTTCCAAAAAAGCTCACTCTCCGGTCTTCCCAGTTATGAGTATCACCTTTTGGTATGCCCAGTTGGTATACCACCTTCCTGCCGGTCAGATCGAGGATCTCCTGCGCCTCTGTACTGGAAATCGGAGCGACCAGCACATTCTCTATATCTTCAGGTATTTCCGTGTATGTCGGCTTATTGAACGCATCCCTGCCTGTCTCTACCTTGTTGTGCAGTGTAACGGTGATCCCTCTAATCATCAGCGGCCTCCGTTCCCGGAACAAGTTCCTCAAGCGGACTGTATGAGCCTATCCTGCTTCCACCGCCTAGCAGCTGCTTCTCTGTCTTCGACAGATAGAGCTCGCCAGTGGCACCGCTCCCCATAGTCCAGGACTGCGAGTATCCAAGCGCGGCTATACTGCCCTGTGACGCACCAATAGGGACCCCTGCAGTCACTCCGTCACCGAGCGCCCTGATAACCATGCGGCATGACACCGCGAGCTTTGCGTCTGCTTTCGCTTCGCTGTTGAAGCTATCTATCAGGACTGCAGCATCATCGAGCAACGTACAGCAAGCAGTCCGCTCCTCGGAGCTCATAGTCCTTGTCATTCGTGCCTGAACATCTGATACCTCTGCATATGTCATCCCGATCACCTCTGCTTTTTGGTTTTATTCGCCGGCTTCTTCGGCTTTGCTTCTGCGGGCTTAGTGCCGGAAGCGGCGGGCTTGTGACCCGCCGCCTTATATTCGTCTACACGATCATCTGCTACCCACATCACGCTGCCGGTGAGTCTGTTGATAAACTTGACCATGTCTGCCTCCTACTCGTACTGATAATAGCGTGCCAGATGTCCGCACCTGACACGGGGATCCATCCAAATGTCTATACCGTAAAAGCGGGCATTCTGACAAAAGTAATAGTCCTCGCTCAAGGTAGAGCCGTCTGCATTCGTGACGTACTGGAACCACGGGTCGTCAAGCCTAGTAAATACACTTGTTTTAACGAGCGCGCAGGCAAATCCGCCGCCTTTTACAAGGGTCCTCTCTTCAGGGAGGTCTCTGTAATAGTAGCTGTCATGGTATTCCTGTGCGCCCAACTTGATGATCGCCGTCTTACCGTCCTTCGTGTTCTTTCTGGGACATACGCCCAGGACCACGTCTGCCGGAGGGTCGAGCATCAGGTCCAGCGCGTCCGGAGGGATGATCGTATCGCTGTCCACCATAAGGACATAGTCATATCCGCCCAGCTGCGCCAGTCTGGTGATCTCGTTCCTCGCAACAGCGCAATCGTAGCCTTTCACGAAATCAAAAAACAGGTCGTGATCAGACCTGAGGTTGTATATCGCCTTGAACACTTCTGGCTCGATCGATGCGAATGTCGGCACTGCTATCAGTATTCTCATGATTCCACCGGCCTATGCTACGTGGGTCCTGACGATCTTGTTGAACACGTATGTATCAGCTATGAAGCCGACCTCGATCTCTGCCTTGACTGCGAACATGTTGTGCTCCCAGAGGTTGACAGCCGCGTTTTCGATGGTCAGTGTGGCCTGATTGCTGATATCTATCTTTACGCCTTCAACTGTGCCGTACATCGCCTTTGTCCAGTCGCCTGCGAAACCGAGCACGTCCGGCTTGGCCGCTACGTAACCGCTCTGACCGGATGTGCCGGATTCGACGTTGCCCGCGAAGTACAGGCCCTTGGAGTAGTATACGGACTGGCCGATCAGACGCGGGACTGCGCCTTCAGCTACATTGTTGACAAAGATCGGACGACCATCTTTGTCCAGGGCAGAAAGCATCTCTCCCCTTGCCTGTGCGGACATAGCAAACCCGTTCAGGTCGCCGTCATGCGAGGCGATATCGATATCCGCCGCAACGATCGCGCTGTAGAAGCCGCCCTCGCCGCTTGCGTTCACATCGATCGACTGTCCCGTGCAGCCGGTCAGTACATCGAATCCGCTGCCCGGAGCACTGCCGTTGAATACAGTGCCGTCGAACTTCTTGGCAAGCGCTCCCGGGATACGCGCTACGAGCGCATCATAGAGAGCCTTGTAGTCTCTCGCGAACTCGTCGGAGAACGGTACGATGACAGCCAGCTTGTACGGCGTCATGACCTTCTTATCGAGACTTGGGTTAGATACCGGCTTCGCGCCTGTTTCTGCTACCCAGTTGGCCTCCGGATCGCCAGTGATCATAGGGATGGTCAGCCCTCTTCCCGGCAGGGCGATCTTGCGTGCGAGTCTCATTACTGCAGACTCTTCCTGTGTCTTCTGGATGATCTCGCTGGAGACCTCACCCGGAAGCTCGAGATTTGTTCTGTTTGTGCTTATTCCTGACATTGTTAATTTCCTCCGTTGATTCCACTGAGCCAGTCTGCGAACTGGTCTCTTGTCTTACCTGATCCTGTACCACCAGCTTCTCCATTATCCGGGACTGACGGATAGGTTTCTCCTTCCTTGAACAGGAATGGCTTCGTCTCCTTCAGCCCTTTCAGCTGCTCATCAAGGCCTGTGACCTTGCCGTCATCGCCTATGATGAGCTTTGATCTGTCAAGCAGCCCTGACACTATGCCAGCGTCCTGCACCTGGCTTGCGATTGCCGCATGGATAGCATTCGTCATCTTCATCTCGGCGATCTCATCAGAGTAGGCCTTCTCTTTCTTTTTCAGCTCGTCCTGAAGGTCGCCTATCTGCTTCTGCAGGTCGGCATTGTTGCCGGCAGAGGCTTTCAGCTTGTCCAGCTCCGCCTTGACCTCGTTATACGATGTCTCGGCGTTTCCCTTGGCCGTATTGACCTCATTGAACCTTGCCTTGGTGACATAACCCTTCATTTCCTCCGCTGATGCAGCGGCGGCCTTCTCGGCCAGTTCTTCAGAGATACCCAGTGCTACAAAATCTTCTTTTCTCATGTTGTTTTCCTCCTCGAAACATTTTTTACCGTGGTTCTTTCCACGCACATCGTCTCTCCATTTTTCGTCCGGAGATGCCAAAGGGACGAGTAAGTGAAGCCACGTGGCGTGAATCGGACACGCTGACAGCCAGCAATTGCTGCCCTCGCCTGAGCTACCGCGGCATATAAAAAGCATCTCCAAAAGAGATGCCTTCAACTATCTATTTGCTATTAGACCAAAGAATTAATTATAGTGAATTGTAATGGCCATCTATTATTTTGCCTAGCATTTCTGCTTTTTTATTAGGATCATCTATCAGTGACATTTCGTTAATCAATCGTTGTTCTGTTTCCGAATTGCTTATGCTCTTGAAATACTTATGCTTACTCTCTGATGATTTATTCACAAGCGCAATAACACCGCCTGAAAAAACATCTACAAAAGCACCCGCAATTACAGCATTAATTATATTGCGTCCAGTTATAGCATAAAAGATTAAACTGACGATAAGAATGCCAATGCCAATCCACATCAGCCAAAGGCAATGTTTTAGGAGCTTTTCGTTATGATTGATTTCGCTTTCATGGTAATGCATATAAAGCTGATGCTCTGGCGAAACCTTGATAGAAGAATCAGCTCTTTTGATTGTAGTATTACTATTATTCGTAATGGATGCACGCTTGGATTCCATAATAACTATAGATTGTCTAATGCACCAATTGTAAGGGGGTTCACAAGTATAACATTGCCGCACGAATTGCAGACAATTGGCACAAGGGGCATGAGCTGACCGCCTAGCTGAATAGATTTATCTTCTCCAACATTGACAAGAGTAGCCATGCTATTGCCTATATCCCAGTTATTCTGACCACACATAGGGCAGGTCTTAGTCTGCCATCTGTTATTGATCTCTACTATAAGCTTGTCTCTGTTTAGATTCATCGACCGAACCCCTTTCACTATGATCCGTCTTGATTTTAACAGTTTTTCAAGCATAGACTTGTCTCCTTTAACAAATATTCATGGAATCGGTGCCACCCGCATAGCGGGTGGTTTATTTGTCTCGGGCACTTCGCACCCTCGACGGGGCTTATAGCCCCGCAATTAAATAGAGCCTTTCGGCTCTATAGAACTAATGTATATGCCAACATTGTTTTCCTGCTCTATTAATACTCAGTTCGTAATCCACCCATTTTTTCGGTCTTCTTCATCACGCTTTTTTCTATTATCAAAATAGTTGCGTAATTCAACAGAGCCATTCTGATATGCGAAATCATAGATGTCCAGCTCAGAACCTGAATTGTACCATATGCTAACCAATCTATCTTGTTCCTCTTTTATTACAGGATCATCGCACGAAATCATAAAACCTCCATCATTCTCTCATAAACTGCTTTGGATAATATATTGCCTCTTCCGCCTCCAAGCTCTGTTTCTATAGCATATGCCAACAATTCAAATGTTTTTTTCGAGTCATCAATATCTCCAGTGCATTCATATGCCAGTATCCCATAGTCACGGCCATTTCTCCTAAGGCCCAACCGCTTTGTTGCGTCTTTGATTATTCTATCTGCAAACGAGTGAGTATCAAAATCAGACCGGTAATAATCAACTGCATGTACTGTTTCATGGATACCTGTGCCATAACTTCCCAAGCCTTTCGGCCCAATACGCGAAACACCTTTTTCGCTCATGCGCCCATAATCTTTTAATTTAGGGTCAAACCTAATAATTTTAATGAACTCTCCTGCATCTGGCATCAAGCCAATTGTGTCATCATACCCTGCTAATAAGATCTTGATCTTGTCTATGTCTTTAGCATTGAACCCTTCTATCAAAATGTTATGAGTGTCTTTAAAATACGACTTTATTTCTTCTTTTGATTGCATGTTAATTATACTGCTTTTGCTTACATTTTTCAATTCGTCGAGTGTGCTTATCTCCCGAGCTCGACTTACTTCTCTAGCTTTCGAAGCCCCTGTCAGTCTCGCATACGCAGCCCTCTTTTGGGCATTGATATAATCCCTGTTTGCTGCGTAATGCTGGCGGCGAAGAGCGTTGATGCGCTCCCACTTGGTATCTCCAGCATTGATATACTGATCGTACAGGGCATCTGGATCATAGCCCTCTACTGTTGTTTTATGATCGAAGCGGACGCAGTATGTACAGTCACAATTATTGTGGATGTGGTCAGCATGGCCGTTTCTGATGGCATCTTCCGATGCTTTTACCCAGCCTCTTGATGCCAGCATGAGACAATAAGCGCACGTATCGCCACTTGGGATCCACGCCCATTCGGCACCATCACGAAGAGCGTTCTTCATCATAGTATCAACGCTGGCAAGCTTCACCAGTCTCCCCGCAGATGAGGATATAGCCACAGCGTCTTTGGTACGCATCATGGTCCCGCGTATCGATTTCGCTGTCTCATAGTACGTCGCCGTGGCGGCAGGTTCGGCAGCTGCCACTCTCGCGCCTGCATACTCCGCAAGTGCCTCGTACATCTGACACGCCAGCTCCGATGATGCTTCTCCGTATTTCGTTACAAGAGCATATGCTACATCCAGGATCTCTTCTTCCGTGTGGCCGGCAAGTATATAGCCCTTCATTTCATCACTGGCCTTATCGCTCAATGACTTGAGCCGTTCTGTATACTTCTTCCAGCTTTTGGACTTGATTCGGCGTTCTCTTGCAGTGATCATTCCTCGCCCTCTTCATTTTCCGGTTCAGTCTCTTCGAGCAGTTCGTCAAGCACCTTCTGCCCTCTTGCTCTCTGCTCCTGCGCCTTTATCCTCCGGATATCAGCCTGGTCGAAGCCGATCATCTCAAGGAATACGTCAGTGCCTGCGAAGTTCTCCCTGGCTGATGCGATCTTTATGGCGGCATCCGATGTGGCCGCTACCGACGGCATCGCCGGATTGCGGAAGTGCGCCACTATGTCCCTCTGCTCGTCAGACAGGCCTTCTATAGTCGTGTTGTTGGCCACTGCAAGGGCCATAAGAGCGATCGTCCTCAGTGCATCGCCATTACCTGTATTGAGCTCCTCGGCAGTTGCCACGAGAGTCTGTGACTGTGCCAAGATCGCATCCGAACTCGTCGGATTCGCATCGTTGACCACACCGGTGTCGGTTACTGTCAGACCCGTGGCTGCGGAGAACTGCGTAGCAAGCATCCTGAGCATCTCTACATGCGGAGCGATAGTGCCTTGCTGGAGCTGTCCGAATGTAGGCTTCTCGCCGGTCTCCGGGTTGTACGTGCCGGCAATGATGTTGCCTATGTACTGCTTGAACTTCTGATTTATGATCGCGTCATACTGGTCATCGGTCACGCCAAGCAGGTACTTCTGCGGAGCTGTCGAGAATTCAAGTCCTATGGTCGCGTTCGCTATGGTCCTTACATAGGCCTGTATAAGTCTCCGGATAGCCTCCTTGATCCTCGACCTGCCGAGAGGCTTTGAGCTCGTGGCATTCCAGATCAGCGGCTCCATGAGCGGTCTTCCCATCTTGTGCGGCATCTTCTTTGCCGACCAGGTGTATTCCCTGCAAGTAATGACCCATATGGCATCGTCCGTATACAGGTTAATGAGAGATGGCTTGTATGTGCCCTGCATGGACTCATCCTTGATCGTATCGATGATCGCAAGCCCGCAGCTGATACGCCCCTTGGCTCCGTCCCACAGAGCCGAAGCTGTCTGAGGAGAATGGAATCTTATACGACATTTCAATTTCTTATCTGCCGACAGTGTCGCAAATGTGCATCCGAATTTCAGCTCATCCCTGCATGCCTTTTTGTATTCAGTTATCAGGCGGTTACCTGCAACGATCTGATTGAGTTCTTCCGGCGTGTTTCCGTTAGTGCCTACAAAGCCGTCGAACATGGACCTCGCCGCGAGCACGTCCACTGTTTTTGCGCCCCAGGAGCAGCCTATCTCAAGGCCCTTCATGCCCTGCGGCAGCGCTATACCGAGATTGACCTCGTCGAGCGGGATCTTGCCCTCGTAATACTTAGCTTTCGTCCTGTTTTTTGACGCATGATACTCGAACACTCTCACCAGCTCTACAAGCATCTGCTGCTCTGCAGGCGGCAGTCCTCTCACCTGCTTTGGTAACGTTGATACATTCATTTATCCAATCCTCATTTTCCTGTTCGGATCGCGCTTACTTGTTTTTGCGCCCCACAATGCAAGTGCAGCAGCTTCGATCGGTATGGCGTTGTCGCCGCCAAAGCCCCAGCCGCCTCCTGCTCCTATAGGTCTTTTTGTCGATGTCAGAGCACTGTCGTTCAGGTCCTCATGCTTGTGATACCAGGTCAATGCCTCTTCATTCATCGCATCCGTGATAGTACTCACCGATGCCACGACTATACGCGTATTCGCTCTTATCACCGAGTCCTTTGCCTTCCAGGTGCCGGACAGTTTATCTATCAGCACATCCACACCATTGCGCCCGTCGATCACTACGCAGGAGGCCTTGGCATATCCTGCATTGAGCCTGTCCGCAAGCCACTGGATGCCGGTCACTGTAGGCCGGCGTTCTATCATGGATACTCTCGCAGGTCCCTTGTCTGGAATGACCGCGCCGCACAGGCATACTTCCGATCCGTCAGGCGAGAACTTGACGCCGTAGGCTTTCTTCCCATCAGGCGCTTTCTTCTTCGAACAGCATTTTTCCCATACGCCTCTATCGATAGCGGGCTCCAATAATTTCTCCAGTACAGGAGACCACCAGCACAGACGCTCCCGGGCAAATCCGTCAGGCGCCATAGAACGCATCTCTTCCTCGGTGAATTCTTCCGTAAGCCTTATCCCGAGCGCAGGATTTGTCATGTACCAGAGATCTTTGTCCGCTATATTGATCTCATCTATGCTTTTGGCAGCCACGCTCCATTCGTGCCAGGCATCATGGACTCCCGGATCATTGATGCAGGCTGTCCTCCTTCGTCTGAAAACGTCGCCCGGGCAGCCGGGATACGGAGGAGTTCCTGTATAAATGAGCTGCCTCATGCCTGTTGAGGATGCAGACAGCGTGGCCATGATAGCCTCGACCTGATCGTCCGTGAGTTCCTGAGCCTCATCGAATACAACCAGCGATATGCCGTCAAAACCTCTGACCGCCTGCCTTGACCTCGATGAGAACTCTATGCTTCCGCCGTTATGCAGCTCTATGCATTCCTCGCCGTTCGTGTAGCGTATGTTTTTGACAAGCTCTACTATCTCCGGATGCCTTTTGTCGGTGAAGATCGCCGCCAGTCTCCTAAACGACTTCTTGGCAGTCCTTACCTGATGGGCCGTATGCAGGATCTTTTCGGCGTTGATGGCCATCCCAAAGAGCTCGCGCGCCTCGAGAACGGAATTCTTTCCGTTCTGCCTGGATACTGTAAGTCCTGCTGATGTTACTGTGTATACGCCCTCTTCATCCTTGCCGAGCCAGCAGTCCAGTATCAGCTGCTGCCACGGATCCATCGTGTAGGCATATTCCCCCATCAAAAGTGCCGCATCCGGGCCGTCCGAAGCGGTCCTGTGCGGCTCTACCCTGATCCTTGGTTCCTGCGATCCGATCATATGCTATTCTTCTGATTTTCCCTGATCTTTTCCAACATGTTCTTCGGCTCAGACTTCTTTACCCTCTTCTTCAGAGGCTCCCTGCTGTCCTTAGGCAGCGCTTCCATTATCTCGTCCATGCCGCTTGTATAGTCCCTGAAAAGGTCTTCATACGCCTTCAGATTCGGGCTTTTTTGCATGCCTTTTTGGCCGCCTCCGTTGTCATATTCCTTAAGGATCTCACCCTCAGGGATGTTTGCTCTTGCCTCGTCAAGTTTGATCTCAAGCCAGGCCACATTGCGTATCGTCCCTTTAAGAAGCTTCCTTATATAGGCCGGAGTTTTTGCCTGCCTCATTGCGCTCGTAAGTTCCTTGATACGCTCCTCCACAGGGTCAATGTTTTTGCCTTCTTCCATGATCAGAAAACCTCTCCCTATACCACCCCCTCCGCGCGTGCGCGCGCGAGGGGTATTTTTCGGCGCTACTGTCGCGGCCGCGCTCAGGGGCTGGGCCGGGGCCATCCCCCTATCCAACCTCCACTCCGGTGAGTATTGCCGCACATTCATTACGCTGCGTATGAATGTCATACGTTCTCCCTTGCCTGCAGTTACCAATCCCCATCACTGGCTATCGGTGCAACGATCAATTGCTGCTCCCTGAGCCTGAACCCCAGCTTATTGCTTTTAGCTGCGTTGCAGCAATAATGTGCTGCCTGCAGGTTGCTCCAATCCTGAGCAGCTGCTTCCGGCGAAGAATATCCTGCTTCTCTCCACCTGCTGACTGGAATGATCTCGTCAACCACAAAGCTGAGCGGATGCTGTGCATCGCTCGGCTCGTCGTAATGTATCGGGCCGAGCGCTCCGCGGCATATGCCGCACTCATCTCCACGGGCCTTAAGACGGGCCCGGTGTTTTCTGCGGAGGGCCCCATTTGCATACCGGGGGTTCTTTCTCACACCCATTGTTCTCCAGTAAATAATCCTTGATGCACTGCGCTGGCCAATAGTAAACGGCACCGTGTTCCAGGTGCCGTTCTACTGAAGCCAGTCACATCTTATGAAAGGGAACTGCATGGTGATCACTCACCGCCTACACTATATCATAAAAGTTATAACACTTATAACAAAGTTAATGACGCTTGCTTCTGCTCCTGTCGTTGTCCCCCTGCATGAACCAGAACTGCCGTATCTTTGTGCTGATAGTCGTCTGGCTGTAGTGCAGTTCTGCGCCTATCTCCTGTTGGCTCTTGCCGTTGATATAGTACATGCGCATGATAGTGCGCATCTCACTGTCATCTATCGCCTCAATGAAATCTTCAGCCTGCCCGAGTCTCTTCAGCAGTTTCGCTTTGCGTGCCGTTAGCTGCGCACTGAGCTGTCTGAGTTCTTCTTCCCCGTTATCCACTTCCTGCCGCGCCTTCGGTATTCCTTTGCCGGTCCGGTAATCCTTATAGAAGACTACAACGTATGAGGACTTGGGATCCTTCATAGATGCCTCTATGGCCCTGATCTCATTCCGCAGCGATATGCACTGCTCCATTTCTTTTCTCGTCATAGTCCTCTCTTCCTCTTGATCGTGTCGGGCTTTTCTCTTCGCATCCGAATAAGCAGACTGAAGCCGTTGCCCTGTCCGTCATCTACAGTCGAGTACACGTCCCTGCC